CCTTTTACAGGGGATCCCGCCGTCACTGTCCTATGATTTAACATAGTGACAGTCCAGTGTATGTGTCATATTATGAAATGACGCGCGCTTCCTAACCCTTACAATCCAAAGTCAGAGGTTCTCATAATAGAGAAAACTTTATAATTGCTCTTAAGCCGATCATAATGTTGTCTATCTTGAAATTCCAACTAAGAACTGAAGTTTCTTATCCGGAAATCATTATAAATGATGTTTACTACCGCTTTTAAGCCTCTAATAAAGATCTGATTATTACGATGTAAGATAAGAAATTAGGTTAAGATGGTATCTATAACGGTGCTTGACGATCCTTCGTACCTTGTCTCTCTCATAGGAAAAATCAATCCTATAAGGGATATCAGGCAGCTTAGGTCTCAGTGCTTCACGGGTACCCATTGATCCTGTTAGAAATAGATCTTTGTAATCTTTCTCAAGACTACGAATACTATACTGACGGGATTCTTGGAACACATCTTTAACTCTTTCTACGGAGACGGGACATTGGTCAATCAACTCTGGATTGTATTTATCAAAGTACAATTCAAAATCGGAGACTACTTGAGGAATAATCCTCTTGTACTCCGTGATCTCACTGGTCATTTGTTGTCGCATAACCACTCTAGCTAAGTCAGTAAGCACTTTTACATGCTCATCTGATATATGCTTGAATTGGCTGTGACACCAAGATCTGCCCAGGATGTGACAGAGAAATCTGTAGCCACATCTAGGCGAGATGTTAGTTCCGAAAGGAACCAACATGATCAAGTTGATCTCCTTAACCTTTTTGGAAGATACTTTTAAGTACTTACAAAAGGATTTTGGAAGACTCGGGTTTATGTTGTAACCGCGGTCAATGAGGTTTCTATAGGTGATAGAGAACATATAAGGGTCGTTTCTATTTGCATACAATGCATTTAGATAGACTCCTGTTATTTCTTTACCATTTAAGAAATATCGCTTAGCGAACTCAAATCCAATGTTTGAAAAATCATTGGTATAAGGAACTCTAAGTTGGTCAAGGTAAGACAGGTACTTGTTGTAAGCTATCTCATCAAAGATGACAATGTCATCTCCAAGGATAAGGTACTTTCCTTTTGCTTGAGATCTGCTACCAAACGCATTCCAGACAAGGATGTGTTGTAAGAGGGCCATAAAAGGCCAACTTGACAATGCACCCATTGGCTGTCCTGTGTTATAGGTAACAGAATCTCCAAGCTCCTGGATTGTTTCTTTATCCATGTGAGATTTGACAGACTTACTTAGATGAAATTTGCGGCCA